AGCGTCCGCCCCGCACGGATCTTGGATCAGCGGGTCCATATAGACACTGAAGCTATTGCGTACGCGAGCGATCTTGATGTCTTGATCAAAACTATCTTCGTAGCAATACTCGGTCAGGATACGAATATAGCCCTCACCATAAGTTACCTGGTTCTCGCACGCTGTGTCATAGGCGACGTCAGCGTCTGACATGTACTCAATGTGCCGCACGATGCCATCGAGCACCTCAGCGACCTCTACGTCAGCCTGATCATTGACGGGTATGACCTTGCCGCTTGGCCGGTTCTGGCGCTGCTCGTTGGTTACCTGCCTTACGTGCTGCGGCAGCTTGTTGATCGTCAGGCACGGTCTGGCGTTGACCGTCTGCCCTTGCACCGAGCCGCGTGTTGCCAGTACATCTTGCGGCCATTGCCACTGGTTATCAGGCGAGCCTGCCATGAATCGCAAGTCATCTAACTCATCTTCACGGCTTTCCGAGTACGCACCGATCGCCTGCCGCAGTCGATCACGCATCAGTTGCAACGTGTCGCGATGGTCTTTCTGGTCCGGCCCACCGCGTGCAGATACTTTACCTGCGCCCTCGATACCTGTAGGATCTTGTTTAAGCGTTGCCATTATTTTTTCTTTGTTGTCGGTGCTTTTTTAGCAGCTTCGCGCTTTACATCCAAGCAATAAACCCAAAAATTTTGCGCTTTCATTTTTAACCCTGTATAATATGCAATAGCAACGTAAGGAGCTATCGTATATGAAAAAACGTGACCGAACTGGCGCTATTTTGACTTGCGCCGTATGTAATAAACTTTTTAGAGTCCCCACATATAGAAAAGAAAAAGCTAAATATTGCTCTCGTTCTTGCTTGGCAAAAGAGCATTTGGAACAATTTTCGCATTTTCGTTTTCGTCCTACTGGTAAACCAACTCGCACTTACAAAACCATGAATGTAAATGGGAAACAAGTGCGTGTCCATAGATACATTATGGAACAGCATTTGGGCAGAAAATTGGCTTCGTGGGAGCATGTCCATCACATCAATGGTAATTCTCATGACAACCGGTTAGAAAATTTAGCTGTTTTGTCAAATGCAGCACACCAAAAAATTGAGCTTGAAGAACGCATGCGGCCTATTTGGAGCGCTTTGAAACAGGATTCTTTGCCGCAGGAGATTTCGCCGCCGCACGTTTAATAGAATACGCAATTGCAACACTTTGGGCTATCGGTTTTCCTGCGGCAACTTCAGCCTTGATGTTCTTGCGAAAGGCTTCTTTGCTGGTTGATTTTACGAGTGGCATTATTTTCCTTTCATCGGCTTTTTGGCAGTCTTTGCCGAGTCACGAAAGTCCTTTGCTGTAGGGGCACCCTTAGTGCCAGGCTTACGCATCTTCTCACCACTGCCCGCAGCGATGCGTTCGCGTTTAGCATGGATTGCAGCGTATAGTCCAGGTTTAGTAGCCATGATTAGCACTTCCATCGTTTAAGTGATGCTTTAGCTCGCTCGGCGTCGCCTTTAGCGTTCTTAACAACGCCAGACATCCTAGAGCAAAACGATGCCTTGCGCCCCTTGTCTGCCTCGGTCTTAGGATTCGGTGCGGGTGCCTTAAGATTACTACCTGTCTCGCGGTTATACTTCTCACGGCCCTTAGCCGTCAGCCCTGCGCCCTTAGACACTGGCAGCTTCTCACCACGTCCGACTGATAGTGACACACCTTTCTTTGCCATCAAGCACTCATCCAAGATGTCGTTACGCCGTTAGCGTTATACGCACGATTAGTAGGCTTTTCAGTATACTGCCTGTGCGCGACAGGAAATGCAAACGTTACTGCCAGTGCGTCAGCAGCGTCGGGTGATGCTAATCCTCGGGCTTTCATTTCCTTTTTGCCTTCCAAGAAAATTGTACCCGACGAATTGGGTTTTATGGTAGGCCCAACCAGATCAGACTTTAACGCCCTATCGTTCGGAATGGAAGCAGTTTTAAGCCACTCCTTCATCGTGCCCCACAGCTCGGCCCGCTTATTACCGTACATTACAGGGTTCTTCGCCTTCCAACCAAAGTTCACCCCTCTTACCACCTTGTAGCGCTGCTCATGTAGCCTATCTAATATACCGTACCCTAGCCCACCTTCGTCCAGCACCACGAGCGTTGGCTTGTACTGCTCAATCGCATCAATCACCCGACCCACGATCGTCATCGTGTCCTCGCCATGATACCGATGGATCGCCACCAGGTCACGCCCCTGCCGCACCGCGATCACTGTCGAGTCCGCCCCACCTCGTGCTGGATCGACCCCGATCACGATCGGCGCAGTCTCGTCCTTGTACCGAGGTCTGGCGGCAGCGTCAGCCACATGGCTTGGCGAGATGAACTGATCGTCACCACTTGATGGAAACTCACCGTACACCTCGACCCGCGCCTGGCTTGAGTCCTCACCGTACTCCTCAATGATCTGTCGATACACCTGCTTGTCGGTGTCCTCAACCGTCCTTGCGTCCACTTGCCTCGTGTGCCAGAAGTCACGCTTGGCGTGGAAGCACTCAAAAAAGTACCCCGTGTTGCGTCGCGGGTTACTGAACGCGAACCAATACCTATCTAATATGTTCTCTGTAAAGAACCCAGCCCCCACCGACCAGATGCCGTCAGGAATACCTGACGCCTCATCAAAGATCAGCATCATGCCGTCATGGTTGTGCACCCCTGCGTAGCTGTCAGGGTTTTCTTCCGACCACAACTTACCCTCTGCGGCCCAGTAGCGCGTTCCCTTCCGTAGGTCACGCTCCACGATGTCGCATAGCCACTTAGCCGGTTGCAGCTTGGTTGCGCTGATCTCCCACCAGTGCGCGTTGATGATCATCGTAGACCACTTAGTTAGCTCGCCCCATGTCACCGACCGTAGCTGCGCCTCACTGTTAGCGCTCACAATTACGCTTGACCCTATCCGTGTGGACAGCATCCACATAATCAGCCAGCTCACCAGCGCCGACTTACCGATCCCTCGACCTGAACTGACTGCCTCTCGCAGCGTGTCCATGTCTACCTTACCCTTGTTCTCCTGTATGTGCGCCTTGATGTCGCGCAGCACCTGTCGCTGCCACATGCGCGGGCCGTCGTACTTCGCCAGCGGCGTGTTCTCCTGCCCCCACGGGAAGGCGAACAATACAAACGCTTCCGGGTCGTCTTTAATCGCGGGGGACCACAACCGCGTCATCAGCAGTTGCTCGTCTTCCGGATTGTATATTGGTTTCTGCATGTGTTAGCTTTTCACTTTGTGGCGTCACGTCGATCACTTTACCCTCATCAACGCGCGTCTCCGCCGCTCTGAGCGCGTCGATCACGCTGATGCGCTGATCCACCTCAATACTCACCGCCTGCTTGGCGACCCAACCATGCGTGTGCTTCAGTATCTCTAGCGCCGCCTTAGCGTCGCCTTGCCGCGCCGCGTTCAACATGTGCTGGCTGTGCTCGCGCTCACTATCTGCGCGTCCCTTGAGTTCGGCAATTTCGGCAAGTTTGTCATGCTGTTTAAGTAGCCGGTACTCTACAGGTAACAACCCTGCCGCTAACGCCAACGAATCTTCTTTCAAGCCAAGATACGCAGCGTTGTAGATGCGCTCCAGTACAGCTTCTGTCGCTTCAATCGTTCGGACTGTGAGGGGTAGGCTCTTAAACATAGCGTGACAATTTTACCAAGATGACCTAAGCGTAAGGGATTCTAATACTTTTGGCTAGGGGCATGTAATTTAATAAAAATAAAAAAATTTCTTGTGGACCCTCCGGCCCTGACCTGCCAGGCCGTCGGCCCTACCCGGGGGGCCTCAAGCCAAGCCGCCCCGACCGACCGCCGACCGACCGCCGACCGACCGCCGACCGACCGCCGACCGATTGGCAATTTGGGTCATGCTCCAAAGTTTGTAGCAATTGGCAATCTAGGCAATGATCTGCTATTTGTAACCATTGGCAGTTTGGGTCATGCTCTAGACTTTGTAACCATTGGCAATCTTGGCAATGACAAGACAATTGCCAAGATTGCCAATGATTTTGGGCGGGGGAATAAGCGCGGGGGGCGATGGGGGCGAAAAGCCCAAAATCATTGGCAATCTTGGCAAAATTGTCATGCCTTTTAAGTTAGCCTAGCCCCACTTTGATAGCTCCTTGCAATAGAAAATAAATGACAATATTGCCAATAGCCGTGTAATCTCCTTGTAAATCAACGATTTAACATTGGCAATCATTGGCAATCCACCCCCCATTTCCTGGGCAATTCACGCCTTTAAACTTGCCAATCTTGCATTTTGCAAAACAATGCTTTACACTGAAGGCTCACAAACAAACTTGAGGGGTTAAAAATGACGACACAACAAGTAATTGCACTGGCGCGTAAACACGCATCTTGCAGTAACTCTCGCTTCTGCCTGGAAGATGCTATTCGCATCATTGACTCGGAAAACTTCACGTATCCCGAGCGCCAGCAGTACGCTAAAGACTGGGCGATACGCTCGCTCAGCTATTCTGTTGGCATCTTTCATCCAGACTACAAGAAAGCAACACGCTAATTTGAGGGCCTACGGGCCTTTTTAATCCAATACAGTAAAGGACAATCAATCATGGCAACTTACAACGGATGGACGAACTACGCGACTTGGCGCGTCAATCTTGAAATATTTGATGGCATGACAGCACGCGACTTAACAGGACGCACTGTATTTTCCGTTGCGGAATTAAAAGACGCGTGCGCCGAATATGCTGAAGAACTAATCGACGCAACGTCAAACGAAGGTCTTGCGCGTGATTACGCAAGAGCTTTCTTGTCCGATGTTGACTGGTGGGCAATTGCTAATCATTTGATCGCAAATGACGAAGACGAAGACGAAGACGAAGACGAAGACGAAGACGACTATCCCGACGGCGTTGATGATCCTCATTACGTAGTAACTGGCTGCGAATGAAAAAGCATGATCGCGTCACAACGCCCAAAGGCCTAGGCGTGGTCGAAGGCGTGCACGGCGATAGCATCACCGTGCGCCTGATCGACCCACGCTTTCCGCTGCCTGAATGGCTCGTGTATCCGCGCAAGCAATTGCGCCTAGTGCGCGACAAGAAAACCATTGAAAACTATGGGGAGGCATTGTACTAATGAACCCAACCAGAGCCGCGCATAAGGTCGTCAGCATGTACGGCGATCATGCGCTTGTATTTTGCTCTTACATGGCCGATAAGTTCGCCCACGATGGGCTTGGATATCGCTATTGGTTGGCAGTAGCTCATATTATTGAAGGGATGAAAAATGACTGACTGGATAGTCGCGCTTGTGTTCGGCGTTGCGCTTGCCTGCGCTATTTTCTTCAACTTATAGGGTGTATCAAATGAAAACTAACGAACTAATCGGCGCTGCCCTTGACTGGGCAGTCGCGAAGTGTGAGGGTGAAGAAGTGAGGTTAATAAAAGGCCAACTTGAAACCCTGTGGACAAACAACGGCTATAAACCATCAACCAATTGGGCGCTGGGTGGCCCGATAGTGGAGCGCGAGGGAGTTGATATTGACTGCGTTCGTTGCGAGGGGAAGATAGATGGGTGGATCGCAGCACTGCCCTTGTTCGACGAAGCAAAGTATGAGGAACCCTCTCCAACCCCATTGATAGCAGCCATGCGCTGCTATGTGGCAAGCAAGTTAGGCGATGAAGTTGAAATACCAAAGGAACTAACAGCATGACCGACGACAATAAACCGCCTGAATGGCTCGCGCTACTCGCGCACCAAATCACGCCAGATAGATGGTGCGTGCCCGTCGAAACCATATGGCGGCGCTATGGCTGGCGACCGCCTTCGACCGAGTGTCCTGAAACAATGGCAAAACACAAAGCGTTTAGGACATGGACGTTACCGCCATGCTAACAGCGCTGATTGCAATATTGCTTGCGTGGATGATTAGCGAACTGCTAGACTTGTGACCTCCTCAAGTTGGGGTGACGATGCCCCTACTCTTATGCCCGTCCAAGTGACGGGCTTTTTTTTACTTTACAAGCGTCATCTTAGAAGGCGGCGCAGTATCTTCGACCAAGCGCCTTAGCTCGGACTTGCTTAGTCGATTGGCAAGCTCAGGAGCAGCAAAGACATGCTTCTTAGTCGAATACTCTGCCGACGCTAACCGGCCCACGTCGACCCATCCGGCTTCTTTGAGCGCATGTAACAGCGCAGCCTGGGGAACTTTGATACCGGCAGGCATACTGCCAAGCAATCGATCAATAAGCGCATGGAAGGGCGACCCGACTGCACCTTTACTAAACTCACCCTGGCGGCGGCGCATCATGTCGACAAGCCAACTCTCAGCCGTGCTCATAGAGTGTTCAACAAGATTCGATTTGAACTCGGTCCATGCAGGCGTAGCGGCAGGGTTAAACGCCGATACGTCGCGCTGATAGAGCCATGCGGCAATGGCGACAAACCCATGAGACTTGTACCACTCCCAAAGTTGCCTTGCATCATCATCGCGCATACGAGGCGCACGCGACCATATGCAAAACCAGCGCCTATCCTGCGAGTCAAGCGATATGGGCAGCGGGTCATTCGTGAACGACAACACGAACAATCGGTTAAGCATGTCATAAGGATGCAGGCCTTTGCGATTGATCGGAAGCATCTCTGGAGGCGCAGCGATGATGGGCTTAAGTTTATTCGCAAGCGCACGCCGCGCAGCCGCCTCGGGTTCCTTCAACTCGTTGATGATCAACACCTCGGACTCAAGTTGATAACCCCACTGCGACGACAGCGAATCGTTATCGAGCAGACCGCGATTCTTCAATCCTGGCCCGCATACCGCCCAAAGAAAAGGCGCCCACATAGTGTCCTTACCGCACCCTTGATCGCCGCCATGCAGCACGGCGTGATTGATTTTGACTTCGGGATGCTGCAACTTGTATGCCATCACGTTAAAAAGATGCTCGCGCTCGCTAGGCTCAGGCACCAAGCGCTCGCAGTGCTCAAGCCAAGGGCTAACGTCCCCAACGTATGCTTTATCGACTTCAGGACGCGCATCGCGCCAACGGTTGCCATACACGTCCCCATCACGCGCAACAAGCAGACTTTCGCCTGCTGCATAGGTCACGCCCACTAGGGTACGAGCGCCCATCGCCTGGCGCTGCTCATCAAATGCGGTAGCTGCCTCGACCTTACGCTTACTGTTGATCGAGATGCAATTCACATGGCGATAGAGCGCATTGAACACGTAACGCGGCACCTCGCGCCGATCTTGCATATCAAAAAACGAATCGTCGGATTGAAGATATGCAAAGCGCTCAAACCATCCCTTCATCTCCACGCGACCAAGTTCTTTGCGCTCAACTTCCTCGATGACTTTCTTAGCATCATCACTAAAGAACGTCGAAGGCTCGATCTTGTTAAGGGTCGATTGCATGGTGGCCGCAAGCAGATCATCACGCAAGCCAAGCGCGTGTTCAGGCCCGCCCTGCTCGGCGACCCACGATAAGAACGTCTTGGTGTCGAAGTCCACGCAGTGCGAGTGAAGGCAGCAATACGCCCGCAGGGCAGGCTTATAACGCCCTTCGGGGTTGCCGTCCGTGTGCGCGGCATGGTTCGGGCAGATCACGCCAGCCCATCCTTCTTGGTTCGGGCGCGACAAGACAAGACCCTGCGCGGCAAGCCACGCAAAGACATCATCATCGCCCGTGTCAGCGATCTTGATCGGGCTTGGGCCTGCGCTATCAGCCTCGCTCGGCGTAACGCCTAGCGCCTCGCAGATCTGAGGCAGCGTAAACAGTCGATCGGGGTGGAACTCGACAAGCTGCGCGGCAAAGTTATTGCGACCTGGCTTAAGGTTGATCGAGCCAGGCAAGCGAAAGTTACGCACGGCGTTGGTTGCGCCTGGGTCGGTGTAACCTGCGTTGGCAATTGCTTTAATAGCCGCGCTGAACTCGCTTTTGGTGGGTTGGTCATCGCTAAAGGCATAGCCATACTGGTACGACCCAGGCGATGTTTCCATAATCCACGTCGGCGCAAGCGTCGGCGCCTTCGACTTAGTGCCCACGTCATCAAGCACAAGCACCAGACAGTACTCACAGTTAGCCGCCGATGCCGACACATGATCGCCAAAGCGATCAACAATAAACGACGCAGTATTGCCATACCACGCCT